CGCATCACTCTCCTTCAAAATGGGCATAAGAAAAGCGCCTACCGTTTCCGATAGACGCTTTCATGTTCAAATGGTGTTTACAAGAGTTTTTTCATGACCCGCATATAGTCACGTTTTCCATTGAAAATTGCCATAATATTGGCCGTGTTCGTTTCTTTTTCATACAGGTAGAAAAGAAGATAATCCTTGTGGACAAGGAAGCGATAACCATTGCTCTTTAGCACACGGTCTCTGGGGATTGCACCGGACTCCGGAAACTGCTCAAGGATCTTTACTTTCTCTTGGAGTTCCCTGACAAAGCGAATGGCCAGTTTTTTATCCTTTGAAAGATCTGCAAGATAGATAGCAATGTCACGGAGATCCGATTTGGCCGTATCCGTAAATACGATTTTACAATTCATACATCCAGATTCTCCAATTCACCGAGAATATCGGCGAAAGCATTGTCCGCAGACTGCACTCTGCCGAGTTTGATGTCATCCATCGCCTGAGCCAGATGGGAATATACGGCCAGTTTTGCTTCCAGTTCATTGATATAGTGAATCTGATCCTGAAAATCTTCGTGACTGAGAAGTACGGTATCTTCCTTGCCATTTACGGTAATCGCTACCGGATTCTGTCTGGTGAGCGCTGAAATCTGCGCATAGTTTGTACGGATATCCTTTGAAGGCCGGATAGAAATGCTTGGACTCATAAAAACACCTCCCATATTTGGTAGTCATATTATATCTCAATAATACCACCGTGTCAACGGGAATATACAGAATGGGGGTGAAATTCTAAGTCATATAAACAAAATACCTCGGTCATCATAGACGGAAGCACCTGTGTCATTGCCGCAACGGATGGCTCTATCCAATGCCATAATAGTCGCCACGGCACCGTCGATTTTCTCTGTGGATTTTTCCTTGTCCGGCTTGATGTTTCCGGCAGGGTCAGAACGGATGAAGATATTGTCCATCATCCAGCGCAGGACCGGATGCCCACCATGGGCGATGCGCTGCTCCAGCACCAGTTTCATCAGTTCCTTGGTGGGCGGGGACATATCCTTGAAGCCCTGTCCGAAAGGAACGACGGTGAAGCCCATGCCCTCAAGGTTCTGCACCATCTGCACAGCGCCCCAGCGGTCAAAGGCGATTTCCCGAATATTGAAGCGTTCCCCCAGGCTTTCGATAAATTTCTCGATGTAGCCGTAGTGAACGACATTGCCCTCGGTGGTCTGTAAATATCCCTGCCGCTCCCACACATCGTATGGCACATGGTCTCGCCGGACCCGGAGTTCCAGGTTGTCTTCCGGTATCCAGAAGTACGGCAGGATGATGTATTTGTCGTTCTCATCTTCCGGTGGGAACACAAGCACGAATGCCGTAATATCCGTAGTGGAGGACAGATCCAGACCGCCATAGCAGACACGACCTTCCAGATCGTCCTCGCTGACAGCGAACTCGCATTTGTCCCACTTGTCCATCGGCATCCAGCGCACCGCCTGTTTGACCCATTGATTGAGGCGAAGCTGCCGGAATGAGTTTTCTTCGCCTGGGTTCTGTTTTGCCGACTCGCAGGCGTCCTTGACCTTGTCGATGCCGACCGTAATGCCGAGAGAGGGATTTGCCTTCTTCCAGACCTTCGGATCCGTCCAATCGTCCGATTCCTCCGCACCATAGATAACGGGATAGAAAGTGTGGTCGATCTTGCGCCCCTCGATGATGTCCTTGGCCTTCTGGTGGATCTCATAGCAGATGGATTTCGTATCGTTGCCGGCCGTGGTGATGAGGAAATACAGCGGCTGCATACGGGCGTCGCCGGAGCCTTTGGTCATAACATCAAAGAGCTTGCGGTTCGGCTGGGTGTGCAGCTCATCGAACACCACGCCGTGGGTGTTGAAACCGTGCTTATTACCGACATCGGCAGAGAGCACCTGGTAGATACTGCCCGTTGGCTGATAAATGAGCCGCTTCTGGGAATCCAGTATCTTGACTCGTTTTGAAAGTGCCGGACACATCCGCACCATATCTGCCGCCACATTGAAAACAATGGACGCCTGCTGACGGTCGGCGGCACAGCCGTAGACCTCGGCGCGTTCCTCTCCATCGCCGCAGGTGAGCAGGAGCGCCACCGCAGCGGCAAGCTCGGATTTACCCTGTTTCTTGGGGATCTCAATGTATGCCGTGTTGAACTGCCGATAGCCGTTGGGCTTGAGGACGCCGAAAATGTCCCGGATGATCTGTTCCTGCCAGTCGATGAGCTCGAAGGGCTTTCGCGCCCAGGTACCCTTGGTGTGGCACAGGCTTTCGATGAACATGACGGCGTAATCCGCAGCATCCGCATCGTAGTGGGAGGTTTTCTCCATGAACCGTGTCGGTGTGTATTTCTTCAGTTTTCTCATAGAGACCACCTCCAGGGCATAAAAAATAGCTGCCATCCGAAACGGATGCGACCTTCTGTATAACGAGCAGCAGCCCCTCCTGGAGCCGTTGCTTTGAGATTGTCGGGGTTTACCAGTTTTCGCTGTGGAGCAGGAGCTCCAGCGCAAGCTGTGTGTTTTCGTCGGCGGGTTCAACGTCCCAGCCTCTGTCGTAGTTGCAGACGATCTTGCCGTTCCGCTTGAGCATGAGCTTGGAAATGCGTCCGCCCTCGATGCCCCATTGGGAACCTTCCTCGTACTGCTTCATCCAGTAGTGAAAAACCTCGCCGCTCACCTTTATGCTGCTTTCTTTCCACATGGTCGTTGCCCTCCTTAGCGGCGTTCCATGCGAATCGCCGGGAGCCGCGGGTGCTTGCCGGTCTGCCAGTCGGTGTAGGTGGCGTTGACCTCAGTCATGCCCGCCATTTTGAAGCCCAGCTTGTCGAAGGCCGCGAGGGTCGGGATCAGGTCGGAAAATCTGCTGCTGATCGTAAACTCGGTGATGCCGCTGTCGGCGAAGGTTTGGGCGATGGCATCAATGTCGTAGTCCCAAATGACGTCGCTGAAATCGATGAGGTCGTTGCCTGCGTCGATGCTCTTGCGGTAAGCCCAGAACGCGGTGCTGTTGATGCCGTAGTCCTGCAGGCGTTCTGCCCGCTCCGCAATGGCTCTCTCAAAAAGTTCAATTTTCTTCATGGTGGTTTCCTCCGTTCGTTTTGTTGTGAGTGTATATTACCTCTGAAGTGCGGATATATCCAGTCATTTCAGAGACATATAGTACACGATCATTCGGCGGAGAAACTGTGTATTTTATGGCTTATTCCGAGCGGCGGCAGCGGTGGATCGCGGCAAGGATCTGTTCCTGTTCTTCTGGCTTTACGCCGAGCGTGTCGAGCGCCTCCCGTGTGCCGCAGTCCGGGCAGATGAGG